AAACGAAAGACGGACTGGTCGGCGACTTCCTCTTGGCACGCACCGGCCGAGGAGAAGAAGCGCGACAGCTCGCGATGGACGGCATGGTGACCGGCTTCTCAGTCGGCTTTATCCCAGTGCGGAACTCGACGGACGACATGAACGGAAAGCCGCTTATCACCCGACAGGAAGTAAAACTCGATCACGTCGGCTTCGTTCGGAATCCGGCCTACGCCGAAGCGCAGCTCCTCTCTGTCCGTTCCTACGATCCGGACGACCCCGAGGTCGCACCCAGGCTCGCAAAATGGAGAGGACTGATCCTCTAATGGCATCGAACTTCGCAGTCACAGTCACGGCGACCGCAACGTCGCTTCTTAGCGCCGAAGACGAGTTTCGGCCTGTCTACTTGCAGGTCGTCGGAAACAACACCGTCTACATCGGCGACTCGGCAAGTGTCACGACCGCGACCGGCTTTCCGATCGCGAAACACGCTGCCCCGATCGAGTTCCAACTCAGGACTGGTCTCGCCCTCTACGGCATCTGCGCGGCCGGCCAGACAGAAGAGATCCGAATCTTCGCTCCGAGGGACTAATGCCCGACTACAAAGTCCCCGGCAACATCGCAAGCGCCGCTCAGCGCGGCCTCCAGCTCCTCGAGTACGCCGGCGACGGCCTCCAGCCGCGCACCGTCCGCGAAGCACGACGCATGGCCGAAGGGTATGTCGACCTCGACAAAGCCATCCGAGCCGCAGCCTGGTTCGCTCGACACCGAGCTGACATCGACTCACCCGACGCCGACGCTTACCTCTCCGGAGAACGAGACCGGCCGACAGCCGGCCAGGTCGCATGGCTCCTCTGGGGAGGCCAGATCAACCGCGACAACCGTTACAACGCTCAGAACTGGTTCGAGCGTCTCGTCGAACGCGAACGCGAAGTCTGAAGATCAGAAAACACAAACCGATCTGACTACACTCCGACACGGCCGTCTTCGCTCGCCGCATTCGCACCAGCAGACACCGGAAACCGAAACCCTCAACAGGAGACAATTCCGACATGAAGCTGCTGGACCAACTCATCGCCGAGCGCGCCGAAATCGCCGCATCCGTCGAGGCCACCCTCAACCGGGCCGCCGACGAGCACCGCGACCTCTCGGAGCACGAAGACAAGAACATCGGAGACCTGACCGCTCGCGCAAAGGAACTCGATGGCCGCATCGCCGACCTCCGCGAGATCCAGATCGCCAACCTCGAGGCCGCGAAGCTCCGCGCCGAAGTCGCCTCCACCGACAGCCCGAAGGAGGCTCCGGCCGTGAACCGCATCGAAGTCAAGAGCGAACCGCTCACCTACCGCGCCGACGTGAAGGAGCACAACTTCTTCCGCGACGGCTACGCCGCCCAGTTCCTTGGCGACGCCGCCGCCGCTCAGCGTCTCGCCCGTCACCAGGACGAAATGCGCGTCGAGCACCGCGACTCCGGCTCCAGCAACTTCGCCGGCCTCGTCGTGCCGCAGTACCTGACCGGCCTCGCCGCTCCGTACCTCCGCGCCGGCCGTAACACTTGCGACGTCGCTCGCCAACTCCCCCTCACCGACTCGGGTCTGACCGTGAACGTTTCGCGCGTCACCACCGGCTCGAGCGTCACCGCTCAGAACGGCGACAACGGAGCCGTGACCGAGGCCTCGCCCGATGACACGCTGCTGACCGTGAACGTGCGCACCTACGCCGGCATGGTCGACGTGAGCCGTCAGGCGCTCGAGCGCGGAACCGGCGTCGAGGGCCTCCTGGCCGCCGATCTCGTTTCGGCCTACAACTCGGCCGTGAACGCTGACGTCATCAACGGAGACGGCACTGCCGGAACCCATCTCGGCATCCTGCAGACGAGCGGAATCGGCGACATCGACGTCGACGACGCTTCGCCGACCGGCTACGAGACCTTCCAGAAGATCGTGAAGGCCATCGGCACCGTCACCGCTGCGCGCTACAAGCAGCCGGACGTGATCATCATGCATCCGCGCCGCTGGGCCTACATCGCCGGCTCGCTCGACTCGAGCAACCGTCCGCTGGCCGGCGTTTCGGTGGCTACCTCGACGAACATCGTCGCGCTCGGCAACCCCGGCGCCTACGGAGTCGCCGCTGGCGAGCTCGCCGGCATCCCGGTCGTCGTCGACGCCGGCATCCCGACGAACCTGGGCGCCGGCACGAACGAGGACGCTGTGATCGTGGCCTGCCGCGAGGATCTGATCCTGTGGGAAGCCGCAGGCCAGCCGCTCATGGTGCGCTACGACCAGGTTGGCTCCGGCACCCTGACCGTCCGCATGGTCGTCTTCGGCTACTCGGCCTTCACCGCTGGCCGCTACCCCGGCGGCATCGCGAAGTGCCAGGGAACCCTCTTCGCAGCGACCCTCTGATCCACTAGACCTGCCGGCCGGGGATTCCCCTCTTCGCCTCGGCCGGCAGGACCGGAGACTCGACCATGACGACAGAAAAGCAGATCGCAGCTCTGATCGCGGCAGGTGCCGATCCGGTCCTGATCTCGAAGTTCCAGAAACTGCCGGCGTCGTCGCCGGTCGTGCAGAAGGTCGTCGAAGCGGCTGTGGAGATCGTCGAAGAGGTCAAGAAGGAGAAGCGTCGGAAGAAGGAGAAGTAATCGATGGCCTACACGACTCGCGCCCTCGTGAAGACTTCTCTCGGCATTCCTGTCGCTGTCACTTCCGAAGACTCTCAGATCGACGCGGCGATCGCAGCTGCAGACGCGGCTATCGATCAATACTGCGGCCGGACTTTCGCGACCTCGAGCACGACTCGGCAGTATCAGCCGACCTCGGCGTTTCTCGTCTACTGCGATGACCTGGCCTCGAAGACGATCACGCTCACGACGGACGACGACGACGATGGTGTCTATGAAACGACGCTGACCGCGAACACCGATTACATCGTCTATGGCAATAGCGCCCCGTACACGCTGATAAAGAACGTGAACGGAGGCTGGCCTCTGTCCTACTACGGCCGACCGACCGTGCAGATCCAGGGAACCTTCGGCTACGCAGCGGCTGTGCCGGCCACAGTCGCTCAGGCCTCGCTCTTGCTGTCGGCACGCATCTATCAGCGTAAGGCTTCGCCACTCGGCTTCCAGGCCGGCGTCGTTTCGGAGCTAGGTCCTGTGCGCATCTCGAGAAACGATCCGGACGTCGCCGCGATGCTCTCCGGGCTCCGTCTCTTCGGGGTCGGCTGATGAGCGACTACGGCACCATCAAAGCCGGCCTAGCGTCCGTCATCGACAACTCGGCCAACCTGAGCGTCGTCTACGCCGACCCCCAGGACCGGATCATTACCCCTTCGGCACAGATCCTGCCTGGAGGACCAGTCGTCGAGTATTACCAGACTCTTCAGAACGGCCTGAACTTGTTCCGGTTCACGGTCCTCGTCTGTGTTCAGCGTTTCGAGACGATCTCGGCGCTCGACCGGCTCGACGTCTTCATCTACGGATCAGGAAGCATCCGCGCGCTCGTCGACGCCGACCCGACCCTCGGAGGAGTCGCTTCGACGTCGATCGTCACTCGTTGTAGTACCGTGGGCATGGTGTCAAGCGGCGAGGACGCATACCTCGGCGCCGAGTTCGAGGTCGAGGTCTACGTCTAATGCCAGTCTTCTCCAATTCCACGACGATCGCCTACGACGAGCTCGCTCTCGCCGCCTACGTCCGCTCCGTCACCCCGACGCTCGGCTTCCAGCAATACGACTCGACCACCCTCGCCGACAGCTCTCAGAAATTCACGGCCGGCCTCCGCGAAAACAACCTCACGATCGAGGGCCTGTTCGACTCGACGACCGGAGCCGGAACCCTGTTTACCGAACTCACCGGAAACGCCGGCTCGGACACCGCCGTCCCGACGACGATCGCCCCGGCCGGCTTCTCCGCTGGAGCGTCGGCCTACCTGCTGCCGGCGAAAACCGTGAACCTGGCGCTCTCGAGCACCGTCTCCGATCTCGTTCCCTTCACGCTGACGCTCGGAGCTGGAGGAAACGGCGGCTTCGGAACCTGTCTCACCGGCCTCGCTGCGCTCACCGCGTCCGGAAACTCGACAAGCCAGGACGACACAGCTTCGAGCTCTAATGGGCTCCTCGCCCACCTGCACATCACCGCCGTTTCCGGCACGACGCCCTCGATGACCGTCACGATCGAACACTCGACGAATAACTCGACCTGGGCGACTCTCGGATCGTTCTCGGCCGCGACCGCCATCGGATCGCAAATCTTGAACGTCTCCGGCACAGTCAACCGCTACGTTCGTGCGGCTTATACGATCTCCGGCACCACCCCATCGTTCACCACACTCATCGCCTACGAAAGGTTCTAAGAAATGCCCGTTCT